GTGGCGGAGCAAGTGTTACAAACATATCAGACTTTGTTGCATGGGGCGACCCATCTAATGCTGACTTTACAATTGATCCAGGTTTATGGATATTTGATAACTTTGGTACAAAATTAATTGCGCTTATATACAATGGATCTTGTTTTGAATGGGATGCGTCTGCTGCAAATGCTACATCCACTAGAGCAACAGTATTAGCTAATGCACCGACAGCATCACGTCACGTATTAGTATCTACACCCGATAGACACTTAGTATTTTTTGGTACAGAAACAACAGTAGGCGACACTGCTACTAAAGATAATATGTTTATTAGATTCTCTTCTCAAGAAAGTATTAATGAAACAGATTCTTACACTGTTAAAGCAAACAATACAGCAGGTACACAAAGACTAGCAGATGGTTCTAAAATTATGGGAGCTATCAAAGGTAGGGATGCAATTTATGTATGGACTGACACTGCATTGTTTCTTATGAAATTTGTAGGTCAACCTTTTACATTCTCATTTGAACAAGTAGGAACTAACTGTGGTTTGTTTGGCAAAAATGCTTGTATGGAAGTAGATGGTACAGCTTATTGGATGTCAGAGAACGGTTTCTTTGCTTACGATGGTCAATTAAAATCTTTACCTTGTTTAGTAGAAGACCATGTCTACGACGATATAAACGCTACATCTAGAGATTTAATTAATGCAGGTTTAAATAATTTGTTTGGTGAGATCAGTTGGTTTTATTGCACAGCTGCATCAGATTCTGTTAATAGAATGGTTACATATAACTATCTTGACTCAAGTCCAAAGCGACCTATTTGGACAACAGGTACTCTACCTAGAACAACGTGGCAAGATTCTGCTGTATTTGATAAACCACACGCAACTTTTTATGATTCAACAGACAACGCTTCTACTGAATGTATTGGAAATACTGATGGTATTACTATATACTATGAACAGGAAACAGGGACCGATCAAATTAATGCTGGTGGAGCAACAACTGCTATTATAGGGTCTATTACATCTGGTGATTTTGATATTACACAGAAACGAGCCGCTAGTGGAGCTGTTGTAGGAACGCCAGATCTTAGGGGTGACGGTGAGTACATTATGAGAATACAAAGATTTATACCAGATTTTATTTCACAGACAGGTAATACTAGAGTTAGTTTTGTAACAAGAAATTATCCAAATAGTTCTGCAACTACAACAAATTTTGATGTAAGTTCTACTACAACTAAAAAAGATACTCGACTACGAGCAAGATCTATTGCTATTAAAGTTGCCAACACTACAACAAGTGAAGATTGGAAACTAGGTACGTTTAGATTAGACATACATCCTGGAGGCAGAAGATAATGGCTAGAATTGTACGACCACAAACACAAACACAACCACTAGAACCAATACAGACGAATTACAATGATCCCTATGATTTAGCAGCCATAGATGACGCTGGTTTAGAAGAAGACTCTTACGAAAATTTTGCACAAATTGCTAATCCTGGTTTTAATTTACCTTATGCAAGACAAATAGGTTCAGGACTTGCAGGTATGTTTACTAAAAACCCAATGGTAAGTTTGTTTGCAAGAGGTTTAGGTGCTTTAGGAGATAGGTTTAATTTACCAGGAGTAGTGGGTGGTGCAGATTTAAGAGGAGATACTGGCTTTGATACTTTTAGAAGATCAACTTCGTTTGCAGATTTTTTTCAAAGAAAAAGAGATCAAGAAGCAAGAGAGGATGCTGCTGCTCGAGGTTTAGCAAAACAACAAAATCAAGCATTACAAGCAATGAGAGGTCCAATCGGCAGAGATAATGGTGGAAACGCAGGCGGAGGTTTTGCAGATAATTCAAATGCATCAGCTCCAGGAGGTTCAGACGCAATGGGGTCGTTTGCTTATGGAGGACTAGCAAGGTTATTATAATGGCAAAGATCGTACAATCATTAACAAGAGCTGAAGAAGAATACAGCAGATCTAATTTACAATCATTAGTAAGAGATCTTGACGGTGTAATAACAAAATTAAACTCTTCATTTCAAGATGAAGTTAAACAAGAGATAGAAGCTAAAAGTTTCTTTTTAGAATAATGGCAGTAGTAAACCAATATAGATTTTACGGCAAAACAACAACAGCAGCAGAAACAGTTAACATGTTATCTCCTGGTGTAAATGAAACTATCATTATTAAATCTTTAAGAGTTACTAATAAATCAGGGTCTAATACACCTACAGTAACTATTAAAAACAACGCGTTTGA